TCTCCAGGTGGAAGAACAGACACCACACTTTCATCAAAATTCCAAATAAAAATTGCCTTTAAAGAATCATGTTCATATTCTTTAAGAATTTCTACTTTTTTGGCATTTGACCTTTGTTTAGATGCCAAAGAAAGTACTTCAAATGCAAATGGCTTTGGAGGCAATTTAACTGTCTTAACTTCAGTCTTCTTCCTCGTCTTCGTCGTAGTCATGGTCATTTTCAAATCGTACTGCTATTATTTCGTCTGGAATTATATTTCCATTAGTATCAAACATTTCTGGATGTGTGTATACTTGTAATTGCTGAGAACTATACACATGCTGTTTTGTTAGCCAACCAATTACCCCACCTACCAATAAAAATAAAATAGAAACTAAAGAAAAAATTGTGAGTTCTGCTGCTAACATTGTTATTCCTCCGAGAGAACTATTTCTGTTCAATTATAGAAAAATTTAAATCTATTAAAATTTCTCTCTTTAGGAGAGAAATCGTCTTACAAAAACTAAACGTTTTTTGTTTAGTTTTTAGACTTTTACTTTTCCTCCCCTTTCGAAGTAGCAACTCAACACCCCTATTAATTTCGGGATGATCAGAATTATTTATAGGGGTCATTTAAATTAACCCATTTTCTACCAGATACTTTACAGTATCAGTACACCCTCCTAATTTTTTGCCATCAAGAATTACCTGAGGGAAAGTGGATCCAACACCAAATTCTTCATAAAATTCGTCTTTTACAAAATCTACATCCAATTCATATAAGGTATATTGAATGCTTCTTTGCTCTAAAACAGATTTAATTTTATCGCAGTATGGACAACCACTTTTAGTATAAACAGTTATATTCATAGTACTTTATTCCTTCTTGGTTTGTATTTGTACAAATTTAAATTTTCAGTTAAAAGTTGTCTTTTCCAATTCAATATAGCATCATATCTTTCTTGTGTAAAGAAATCTTGTCTAAAGAACCACTGCTCCCATTGTTCATGCCCCTTATCACTGTTGCATTTAATGCAAGCACATACAACATTTGTGATATGGTCATTTCCCCCATGAGATTGTGGAATTATATGATCGATTGATAAGTTCTCTGCTTTTGAACCACAATATGCACATTGATGATTCCATTTTTCTTTTATTGAATTCCTCCACATTTTTTTTGCTTCATTTGGTGAACAAGTATGCAAGTGATACAAAAAATCTTGTGGTGAATTTAGAATTTCCATAAATTCCTACTCTGGTAGATTGTTGTCGTTTAAATGAATCCAACTTGTAGCAATATATTAAAATTATAATATTATACAACAAATGCCCCATACACCAACGTGTAAGAGGCATTTAATGGGAAATTTTTACTATCCATAAAAAAAGTTAACACATAATTATATATTACTATTTTTCTTTTTTATGTTTTCTCTCACAAGTGCTTCTTCCCCAAGCACGATTTATACTATTAACATATGAACAAATTTTCCCCATTTCTCCACAATATGGACATTTAGAACCTGGAGGATCTTGAAAGTATCCATCTTCAATTAAAGGATGTTTTGCCATTTTTTGACCTAAATTTGTTTAGTTTCATTATTGAATTTACTTTTTTTAGCACAAGCACTTCTTGCCCAAGCACGACTTAAACTATTTACATAAGAACAACTTTTTTGTTTTTGTTTACAATGTGGACACATAGAATCTGGAGGATCAGCAATATATCCATCTGGAGTATACATCCGTTTCTTTTTTAAATTCTCTGCTTGTCTGCGATTCCTGTAATTCATATCCGTACAGGTTTTCCTTGACCCTCTGGCAATTTACGTTGTTTTAGTTCAAGTAAATTATCTATATGTTCATTATATTTTTCTGAACTTTTATTATGAACTGCAACAATATCTGTTGTTGGAAGTGATTTGGGAATTTCAATGTCAACGACTTGTCCCATCAAAAAGCAATTTCTAGTATAAGTTCTATTCATTGGGTCAAAAGAAACCATTTCTAAAGCATCAGATTCTTCTCCACAATCTACAATTTTTATTCCAGTTTTTTTGTTAATCACAGAAAAGTATTCTTCATTATATTTTTTCATTATTTAAATCCTTTACTTTTTTCCTTTTTATCCAAAACTTCAAAATAGTTTAAATTCCCAAAAGATGATTTCTCAAACCAGTAAGACTTTGCATCTTCCCAATTATCAAAAACAATGCTCTTTCCATTGGACAATATCAACTTATAATTGTGTTTATCATAAGGCAAATCAGAAGTATTTGCAAAAACTTTAAGATTCATATGGTTACCAAATTTAAACTAATAGTCCTTTCAATAAATGGGTTGCTTCAGAAAATCTATCCACATAATGAATAAGTTTCATTTCATCATTATTCAAAAATCCATTATCCAACATTTCATCCTCTATCCAAGTTTTAAATGTTCTCCACATTCTACCAACACAAATAATTGGTTTTTTATCAATATGATTGACCTGAACCAATTGAAAAATCATTGCCATTTCAAGAAGTGTTCCAATACCACCAGGAGTAACAATAAAAGCATCACAGTCAGAAAAAGTTTTTAACCTTGAATAAAATGTTTGATGCTTTTCATACTCTTGAACATAAGGATTAACACCTTCCTCAAAAGGAAGATGAATTGCTTCTGCAACAGAGCATAATGAATTGCCACTACAAACACTCATTGCTCCCTTATTTGCTGCCTCCATGGTCCCTGGACCCCCTCCAGTAACCACTACCCATCCTTCTGCTGCAATATTTCTACCAAGTTTCTCTACTGCTTTATAAAGTCCAGAATCAGGACTTGTTCTTGCCGACCCGAAGATTGCTACTTTCTTCATTTTGTTTATTTACTGGCCTTCTATATATCTGAGGCCAAGTATCTCTGATTATTTCTGCTAGTTTATATGATGCTTCTGAACTAATCATTTCCACATAACATCAATAATGATAATGGTCCGTAAGTGAAATTAAAAACATAAAAACTCCAAAAAATATGAAAAATATTAAAATTCCTAGCATAAAAAGGAGTTCTGGGGAACTCCTTTATTTATTTTAGAGTGCATTACCTCTTGGTAAAACTTCCTCTGGGAATACAAAATTCTCATGTGGTTGGTCTACTGGTGCCATCCAGGCACGAAGACCTTCATTCAGAAGAATATTCTTCGTGTAGAAAGTTTCAAACTCTGGGTCCTCTGCTGCACGAATTTCCTGACTCACGAAATCATAAGCACGTAGATTGAGAGCAAGACCAATAATCCCAATAGAGGATGTCCAAAGGCCCATGACAGGAACAAAAAGCATAAAGAAATGAAGCCAACGCTTATTGCTAAAAGCAATGCCAAAAATCTGCGACCAATAACGATTAGCTGTGACCATTGAATAAGTCTCTTCCTCTTGAGTCGGTTCAAATGCTTTGAACGTATTTGAAGCATCTCCATCCTCATAAAGTGTGTTTTCGACTGTTGCCCCATGAATAGCACAGAGCAGTGCTCCACCCAGGATACCAGCAACTCCCATCATATGGAAGGGGTTGAGGGTCCAGTTGTGGAAACCCTGAAGGAACAATAGAAACCTGAAGATTGCTGCCACACCAAATGAAGGTGCGAAGAACCAACTGGATTGACCCAGAGGATACATTAGGAACACGGAAACGAATACGGCAATCGGTCCAGAGAATGCGATTGCGTTATAAGGACGGATACCCACAAGACGTGCAATCTCAAACTGACGAAGCATGAACCCTATGAGAGCAAAGGCTCCGTGGAGTGCCACAAAAGTCCAGAGTCCCCCAAGTTGGAACCACCTGACGATATCCCCTTGAGACTCAGGACCCCAAAGTAGAAGAAGAGAATGACCCATAGAATCTGCAGGCGTTGACACAGCTGCCGTAAGAAAATTAGCACCCTCAAGGTAACTAGACGCCAACCCGTGGGTGTACCAGCTTGTAACAAACGTTGTGCCAGTAAGCCAGCCACCAAGGGCAAGATAAGCAGTGGGAAAAAGTAATAGTCCAGACCAACCCACAAATACAAAGCGATCTCGTTTAAGCCAGTCATCCAGGACATCAAACCATCCTCTCTGTGAAATTGGTTGTGAAAGTGTAGAAGAAGTCATAACCTCCTATGTATTTCTCATATTTATCTTAACATTACTTCACAAAGAGGTCAATGAGTATTAGTGCTCATCGTACATATTTTACTAAAGCATTTCTTACATTCACATCTTCCTCTTGTTCCATAAGAACTAAAATTTGCTCCTTCCATTTCTGCTGATATATCTCAAATGCTTCCTCTGGAGTATCAAAGTACCCAAGGTGCGTTCGTTTTCCTCCAATAGGAGTTATTTGAGCACGATATGGTTTACCAGTTCCATTATGGGTACAAACACCTTTAGGAAAATTAGTTTTACTTGAATTTGGTTTAAACCACAAATTAACAATTGGTCTAACCATTAAACAAGTATCTGGACCATAAATTTTATTCCCAGGTATTAAAATATCTTTATCCAATTCTTTATTCTCATAATCTTCCCATTGTTCTATCCATTCTTTGAATGCGGAAAGTTTATGCCATCGAGGATCAACAGAACATCCATTCCAAGGATTGTAATTATCAATTTGCTTTTGAGTATTTCTGGCATAGCATCTTGCTAGCATATCATTCCATTTTTTCCATATTTTTGTTTGAGTGAAATATGGAATATAGACATCGTTAATTCCTACTCCATGTGATAACTTACGAAGTTCAGGTCTTGGTCCAGATTTTCCAATAACTGGATTATTATCACCTCTACCCCTTGTAGAATAATTCCCCCATTTATCAACAAATCCATTTGGATATTTCTTCTGGTGTACCCATTTTCCATCTATTTTTTTTCTTACAACTTCAGTTCCATTAGGCAAAACTCTAATATGAACACTTCCGTCAGGTTTTCCTTTCATAATTATTCTCCAAAATACATATAGTCACCCCCAGTACATCTGCCCGAGAGTGAATAAAACAAATATAAGGACTGTAAAGACCATCATACCTACTCCTGCCCAGATAATCCAGGGTTCCATAGGATGGTGTTGATTATTATGAGACATTGAGATACGCAATCATTTTATGTAATGTATCTATGTTGTCTCCTACAATCCCTAGTGCGGTGTTGCAGTGATGACATAAAAGTTTTCTTACTTTACCAGTTGTATGGCAATGGTCTACAACAAAATAATTACTCGTATGTCTGCCTCCAGGTTCAGTAGTTTCACAAATAGCACATTGATTATTTTGTTCTAGAAGCATTACCTCATAATCTTGTTGAGTAATTCCATACATTCTTTTAAGATGTTGTTCACGATATTTGATAGGGTCGTGATTTTCTGCAAGTCTTTTTTTGTCACATTCTTTACATTTTGATTTGCGACTATTAGGAGAATACTTTCCACCCCTAAAATAAAACTCATTAATATCTTTTTCTATTCCGCAAGTGGTGCAGATTTTTGTCCCTGTTATTTGTATAGGTCTGGGCATTGTTCATTCTTCGTGCATTATTATTTATGCATTATAGCATAAAAAAAGACCTCCCGAAGGAGGTCTTAAAAACTATTGAGTTTTTATCAACCGATAGCAGGTGCAGTCAGAGCAACAGGAGTGTTCTCGGCAGCTGCGAGGTCCAACGGAAAATTATGAGCATTACGTTCATGCATAACTTCCATACCAAGGCCAGCACGGTTCAGCACATCTGCCCAGGTGTTGAGCACACGACCTTGTGAGTCGATGATGGACTGGTTGAAGTTGAAACCGTTGAGGTTGAATGCCATTGTGCTAACGCCCAGGGCAGTAAACCAGATACCGACAACAGGCCAAGCAGCAAGGAAAAAGTGTAGCGAACGAGAGTTGTTGAACGAAGCATATTGGAAGATCAGGCGACCAAAGTAACCGTGGGCAGCAACGATGTTATAAGTCTCTTCTTCTTGACCGAACTTGTAACCATAGTTCTGAGACTCAGACTCAGTGGTTTCACGAACCAGTGAAGAAGTTACCAGAGAACCGTGCATTGCACTGAACAGAGAACCACCGAAAACACCAGCAACTCCAAGCATGTGGAAGGGGTGCATCAGGATGTTGTGCTCTGCCTGGAACACAAGCATGTAGTTGAACGTACCACTGATACCAAGAGGCATTGCATCAGAGAAAGAACCTTGGCCGAAAGGATAGACAAGGAACACTGCACTCGCAGCAGCAACAGGTGCCGAGTAAGCAACACAGATCCAAGGACGCATACCAAGACGATAAGAAAGTTCCCACTCACGACCCATATAAGCATAGATGCCGATGAGGAAATGGAAGACAATAAGTTGGAAAGGTCCACCATTATATAGCCACTCATCGAGAGAAGCAGCTTCCCAGATGGGATAGAAGTGCAGTCCAATTGCGTTGGACGAAGGAATAACAGCACCAGAGATGATGTTGTTTCCATACATGAGTGAACCAGCAACTGGTTCACGGATACCATCAATGTCTACAGGAGGTGCAGCAATGAAGGCAACGATGAAACAGATAGCAGCAGCAAGGAGAGTTGGAATCATTAGAGTTCCAAACCAACCGACATAAAGACGATTATCGGTAGAAGTAACCCAGTTGCAGAACTGTTCCCAAGTATTTGATTGTCGTTGTTGTGAAATTGTAGCGGTCATTTTTCGTTAAAGGGTAAGTAAAAGTCCAGGGGGTTCTGGATGATACATTATTCCCCACACCACCCTCCAGTGTGGGTATGAGAGACGTTTTTATACTCCCCATAGGTCTCGGTTAATGGGAGTTACGAAGATTAAAGAACCGTTACATTCCTTAACCTTTGATGTATTTATCATAACACTGTCAGGGAATCCTGTCAATAGGGTTGGTGAAAAAACTGTCCACTCATAAATATGACTTCAAAACTAAATAGTTAAAACTGCTTTCCCATATATGCCCAGGGAATGGAACACTCCGATTAGAGAGCCATGGAATGCTCCTATTCACCAAACACTTAAAGCAATAGACAATCACACTCACGAATACTTCAAAAGTGGAGATGAGTGGCATCTAGAAAAAGCAGAAATGTTGAGAAACTATCTCACAGAACTTAAGACTTGGATTCATAAGCAAGAAGGGAGATGAAAAAACTATTTCTGATTGGATTGTTGATTATAAGACTTATCACCAACGAAGGAGTATTTCTCAATGCCAGAAGAATCCCACCAAAAAGACAACCAACAGAAGTCATCAGATTCATCAGAAGACCAGCCAAAAAAGGCAAAAAAAGGTCTCTGCCTTTTGGATAAATTAATTGTTACTATTGTTGTAGGAACAATTGGATATGTTGGAATAACTTTTATTAACTGTAATTTTATGATTCCTGGATCAATGGAACGTGCAGATGCATTGGGTGGATTAGTAAATCCCCCACCCTTAGACTGCAAGGAGTCTGAGAGCAGGGGATATAATGCATTATTTACTTTGTTTACTGCTTTGCTTGGATTAAAAGCAAAGATGGATGATTAATCTTGATATTCCTGAATCTCAATTGGAACAATTCTAAATGACCATTGATCATTATTTGGATCAATTGTAGTGTCAGCAATAACTTGTATTTGATTAGTTCCAACATTATAAGTAGCACTAAATGCTACATGTGCTGTAGTTCCAATACCAGTCACTCTACCAATTTCATTTATAAACACCGTGCTTGCATTATAAGGTCTAATAATCAAGAGTTCTGACAACTGGCAATTGCCACTGGACCCCTGACACTGAATCAAAAGTTTCATGGAACCACATTCATTTTCATAAACCTTACTGCTGTAAATGATTCCAGTAGAAGCAGCACCAACATAATCAGTTTCTGGTTGAGCAATTGCAAAATCACTATCAAAGTCTAAACCTTGATTGTAGAGATTTAAGTTATTTCCTTCACAGTTAATATTAATTCTATTTCTTTCATAAGTTCCAGTATCAAATCTTATTTCTCCACTGCGATTATTTGAATATATTACTAACTCACCATTACCTTTTACTTGGAAATAGTTTGAATCATTACCCAAGAAAATATCACCATAATAATATCCAGGAGTAATTTCATAATAATTAGAAGTAGTGCTTAGTGTTCCAGCAGTAATGTGAATATGTGGAGCATCATCAGCAGTTGTTGGATATACATTCACATATTGACCATTATCAACAAAAGGTGCTCCCTCAGTGTTTAATGAAGGAGTAAGTTGAATAACACCCAATCCAAATTCACCATTAGTTTCACCAATAATTCTTTCTGCAGAGAAAGTAATATTTCCAGTGCTTCCTCCCCCAGTTCCTCCAATGGCAACACCACCAGGAGTAGAACCATCAGACAATTTTAGTGTCGGTGAATTGGGGTTGTAAAACACCTCCCCCTCATTTCCAACAAAAGTTGAGGCATCTTGAGCACCCA